ATCGACAAGACGGTCAAGGCGTCGCCAGCGCTGCGCGAGAAAGTCGCGGTTTCGCGGTCACGCGACTCACGCAACACGATGGACACAAAGGAGTTTGAGGGCGGCACGCTGTACGTCACCACGGCAGGCTCTGCTGCCAACCTAGCAGAAGTGTCGGCCCGGTACGTGTACGGCGACGAGGTGGACCGCTGGGACGTTGACGTCCAGAACGAAGGCGACCCGGTCGAGCTGGCCGAGGCGCGCGGCTCCACCTTTGGCCGCAACGCCAAGTTCTATTTCTCCAGCTCGCCAACGGTTAAGGGTGCCTCGCGCATCACCGATCTGTTTGAGCAAGGTGACCAGCGCCACTACTACGTGCCTTGCCCGTACTGCGGCGAGTACCAGCACCTGGAGTGGCAGAACCTCAAGTGGGCAAAGGACTACAGCTGGGCTGGCATGGTCTGCTGCAACGAACACTGCAGCGGTCAGGGTGCTTTTATCGAAGAGCACCACAAGGCCGAGATGTTGGCCAAGGGCGAATGGCGTGCCCATGCCGAAGGCGATGGCGAGACGGTCAGCTTCACCCTGTCTGCCCTCTACATGCCGCTTGGCTGGAAAAGCTGGGTAGATCTGGCCCGTCAGTACGACAAGGCCGCAGCTGCTCTGGCAAAGGGCGACCTTGAGCCCATGCAGGTGTTCTACAACACCCGCCTGGCAGAGGTCTGGGACAGCGCTCAGGAGATGACCAAGGCCGAGGAGCTGCAGAAGCGGGCCGAGCATTATCGGCTGGGTACTGTGCCGGCGCCGGCCATGCTGCTGACTGCTGCCGTGGATACCCAAGACGACCGGCTTGAAATGCTGGTGATCGGATGGGGCGAAGGGCTTGAGCGCTGGATTGTGGATCACAAGGTGATTCAGGGTCGGCCAGAGGATGACCGCACCTGGGCGCTGCTCGATGAGGAGCTGAAGCGCCGGTACCTGCACGCGTCGGGCATTGAATTGTCGATTCGTGCTGCAGCGGTCGACTCAGGTGGCCACCACACGCAAGAGGTTTACCAGTTCTGCCGTCTGCGGCGCTGGCGCAACATCTTCGCGGTGAAAGGCGCGAGCAAGACCGGACGGCCTGTGATTGCACAGCGACCGTCCAAGGTCGACGTGACCTGGAAGGGGACCACCGAGAAAGAGGGCGCTGAGCTGTGGTTGATCGGTACCGACACCGCCAAGGACTGGATCTACAACCGCTACGGCCTCAAGGAAGGGCCGGGCGCGCTGCACTTTTCCAGCGACCTGCCGGACGACTTCTACGCGCAGTGCGTGGCCGAACGGAAGATCACCCGCTATGTGCGCGGGTACCGGCGCGTGGAGTGGACCAAAGCCAAGGCTGACAGAAACGAAGGGCTTGACCTACTGGTTTACAACCTCGCCATGGCGCATTACCTGAGCATCCCGCGTTACAGCGTGGCTGACTGGGAGCGTCTGCGCACTGCGTTCAACCAACGCAGCCTGTTCAGCGAGCCGACTGAGATCACAGCGCAGACGCCGGGTGATGACGAACCACCCGAATCGCCAGCGCCGCCTAGTAAGCCAGAGCCCAAACCTCCCGCGCCTGCACCTGCTGCAGCGCGGCGTCGCACTTCACGCAGCGGGTATCTGTCCCGCAGATAGATCAAGGGGCAAATCATGAGCACTGCACAGCAGCGCCTGGACGGTGTTCGGGCGCAGATCGATGAAGTCCTGAAGAAGGGACAGCGTACCCGCAAGGGCGACCGCGAGCTGCAGCGTGCCGAGCTGGCCAGCCTGCGGATGCTGGAGGCCGAGTACATCAAACAACTGTCGCGCGAAAGCGCAGGCAAGGCCGGCCGCTCACGCACAGTGCGGCTGTATCACGGGGGCAAGGGCATCTGATGAGCAGACTCCGAGTTACCCCACAACGCATCCGCAACAGTTATGACGGTGCAGGCACTGGCCGCCGTGCCAAGGGCTGGGAGGCACCTGCTGCCGCGCTGAATAGTGTTGCGCTGCCAGCGCTGCCGTTGCTTCGCCGACGCAGCCGGGCGGCGGTCAGAAACGACCCGTACGCACTGTCGGCCATCAGCAAGCGCGTCACCAACATCATCGGTACCGGCATCACGCCGCGGCCGCAGATCAAGGACGATGCGATCCGCTCTCTGCTACAGGAGCTATGGGAGGACTGGTGCGACGAAGCCGACGCCGACGGCCGAACCGACTTCTACGGCTTGCAGGCCTTGATTGGCCGGATGGTGGAAGAGGCCGGCGAGTGCTTCGTGCGGTACCGGTACCGACGCGAAAGTGACGGGCTTGCTGTGCCTTTCCAGCTGCAGGTGCTGCCGGCGGAGTTTGTGCCGATTGATCGCAACTTCAAAACCAAGCGCGGCAACGTGGTGCGGGCCGGTATCGAGTTTGATGCGGTCGGCAAGCGCGTCGCGTACTGGATGTATCAGCAGAACCCCGGTGACAGCGGTGCGCAGCTGGCTGGCTTCAATGTCTTGCACCGCATCCCTGCCGACCAGGTGCTGCACGTTTATGAGGTGCTGGAGGCTGGCCAGCTACGCGGTATCCCGCGGCTGACGCCCGTACTGCTGCGCCTCAAGTCGCTGGATAACTACGACGATGCGGTGTTGTTCCGGCAGGAAGTCAGCAACCTGTTTGCTGGTTTCATCAAGAAGCCGCCGTCGGAAGGCCCGCCAGAGGTGGACCCTGTAACCGGAGAGCGGATAGTCACCGCGGCTGACGGCACACCGATGGTTGCCCTGGAGCCGGGCTCAATGCAGGAGCTGCTGGAGGGCGAGGAGATTGAGTTCTCCGACCCGCCGGACGCTGGCAACACCTACGTCGACTTCATGCGGCAGCAACTGCAGGCCGCCGCCGCTGGTGTAGAGCTGCCTTATGAACTGCTCACCGGCGACATGAAGGACATCAGCGATCGGGTGCTGCGCATCCTGCTGAATGATTTCCGTCGCCGCATTGAGCAGTTGCAGTTCTCGGTCTACGTGCACCAGCTATGTCGCCCTGTGCGTATTGCTTGGCTGGACGCGGCATACCTATCCGGTGCGCTCGATCTGCCGGAGTACCCAACTCGGTACCGGGATTACCGGCGTACACGCTGGATTCCGCAGGGCTGGGCATACCACCACCCGGTGCAGGACGTGCAGGGCAAGATCCTTGAGATTGGCGCGGGTCTACTGAGCCGCAGCGAGCATGCGCTACGCACTGGGTACGACGCGGAAGTGATCGACAACGAGAACGCCCAAGACAACGCCCGGGCCAAGCGCCTCGGCCTCAGTTACAAAACCGACACCTCGGCTGTTCAGGACACTGGCGACGGGGGCACCACCGACGAGGAAGACAAACCATGAAGAAACAACTGCACTGTGCCATTGCCGTTGCAATGGCCGCTGCTGCCACGGTGCCGTGGCAGATCATGAACAAAGGCGAAGGGGATGCCACGCCGCAGGACGGCAGCTGGTACCGCATCAACAACATGGATGCCGATGACCCGTCCGCCCCGCTGGAGATCGAAATCTACGGCGAGATCGGCTCTTGGGGCAAAACCGCCGCTCAGTTCCTGGCAGAGCTGAAGGCCGCTGACGATGGGAAGCGCCAGATCGTAGTAGCGATCAACAGCGTAGGCGGTGAGGTGGGCGACGGCTTTGCCATCCACAACGCATTGCAGCGTTTGGGTGAACGGGTAACCGCACGCATCGACGGCTTTGCCCTCAGCTCGGGCGGCGTCGTGGCGATGGGCGCCCACAAGGTCCAGATGCACGACAACGCCATGTTGATGATGCACAACCCTTGGGCCTGGGCTGCTGGCGACAGCGAGGAGTTTCGCAAGCTCGCGGACATCATGGATCAGATGCTGGAGGGCATCATCGCCAGCTTCAAACACCGGCCCAACCTCACGGTGGACGACGCCGAGCTGCGCCGCATGATCAACGCCGAAACCTGGCTCACGGCGGCAGAAGCAAAAGACATGGGCTTTGTGGACGAGGTGCTCAGCGGCGCTGGTAGCTTGCGCAACAGCGCAGGCCTGCGGGTGCTTAACCGCTACCGCAACATGCCTGACTCGGTACGTGCGCAGGTTGAGAAGGAGCCGGAGCAGCCTACCGAGCCTGATGTTCCTGCAACGGATGACCCTGCCACCACTGATCCGCAGAACAGCGATGATCCGGAGAAAGCAGCCCTCGCAGCGCTCGCCGTTGCGGAGTGCAGTAAAGCCGGTATCGCTGACCACGCTGCCGTGATCATCAAGGCCAGTGGGCTGAAGGATGAGGCCGCCGTCATGGCTGCCGTGAAACAGGCCAAGGACGTGAAAGCCCTTTGTGTGCTTGCGAAGCAAGCAGCCATGGCGCCTGACCTGATCAAGGCCTGCGCTACGGTGGACGTGGCCCGAGGCAAGCTCTTCGACAAGCTGGTCGCAAACAGCGGTCAGGTTGAACTCACCAACCACCCCAAGGTGGACGATCAGCCAGCGCCCAGTGCGAAGGCGGTCGACCCTGGCGCCGTGTATGCCAAGCGGCGTAATCAGCAAACTGCCTCGAAAGGAGCGCAAGCATGAGTATTAAAACCGAAGGCGTGCACGCCGGTGAATTCCTCCTTTCGGAGGCCAACGGTGCGCGTAGCCGAGAAAACATTGTGATCGTCACCGGGGCCGGCAAGTTGGCCGCCGGTACCCTGCTGGCCATGATCACCGCGGCCAACGCCATGGTGCCAACGGCGGCAGGTGGCAACACCGGCAACGGCACCATCGGCAGCATTGCTATCAGCAGTGAGGCGGTATCTGGCACGTACCTGCTGACCATCACCGAGGCTGCGGCCAACGGCGGCACCTTTGAGGTCACCTCCTCGAGCGGTGCGGTCATCGGTACCGGCGAGGTTGGTGTTGCCTTTGAGGCTGCAGGCATTGGCTTCACCCTGGCTGATGGCAGCACCGACTTTGCCGAGGGCGATGCCTTCACGCTGGCGGTGACGGCCAACCTGGACGAATACGTGCCCTACGACGATGACGGCACGGACGATGGCCGCCGCACCGCTTCCGCCATTCTGTATGGCCCGGTGGACGCCACTGATGTGGATGTCATGGCAGTCGGCATCGTGCGCGACGCGGAGGTCACCGAGCGCCTGCTGACTGGCCTAGACGCTAACGGGCGCGCTGATCTGTCAGCCCTTGGCATCGTCATCCGGCCCTGACCCAAACCAGCAGAGCTGATCTGACTGTTTACCCCTCAACCCCGCTCTCGCGGGGTTTTTTATTGCAAGGAGCCCACCATGGCTGAGATTTCCCTTTTTGAAGATGAAGCCTTCGGCGTAATGGCGCTGTTGGCTGTCATCAATGACACTCCGCAGGTTGCCGGCCAGATCGGTGCCTCGGGCCTGTTCTCTGAGCAGGGTGTCAACTCCACTGTTGTTCAGATCGAAAAGGACGGCACCACTCTGGCACTCGTGCCCGCGGGCGAGCGCGGTAGCGTTGGCATGGCCGTGCTGGCCGACAAGCGTCAACTGATCCCGTTCAACACCGTGCACCTGCCGCAGACCTTTAAGGTTCTCGCTGATGAGATCCAGGGCATTCGCGCGGTGGGCAGCACTACCGAGCTGCAGCAGGCTCAGCGAGTTATCGAACGCCGCCTGAACAAAGCGCAGATGAACCTGGATGTCACTCACGAGTATCAGCGCGTCGGTGCGGTCAACGGCCTGGTGCTGGATGCCGATGGCAAGACAGTCCTGTTGGATATCTTCCAACGCTTCGGCCTGACCCGTCCGAAGGCGTTCTCCTTTGAACTGAACAACGAAGCCACCGACGTCAGCGTCAAGTGCGTTGAGGTTCTGGATATTCAGGAGGACGCGCTGGGAGCGCTCACCGGTACCGGCGCACGGGCATGGTGCGGCAAGACCTTCTGGAACAAGCTGATCTCCCACAAGAACGTGCGCGAGACCTACCTTGCCAGTGAAGCGGCTAGTGCGCTGCGCGGTGACCGTCGCCAGGCGTTCGAGTTCGGCGGCATCCTCTGGGAGCGCTATCGCGGCAAGCTGAGCGGTCAGCCCTTTGTGGCTGACAACGAGGCCCGTCTGGTGCCGGAGGGTGTGCCGGACCTGTTCATCAGTGCCTTCGCCCCGGCGGACTACATGGAAACGGTCAACACCGAGGGCCTGCCGTACTACGCCAAGCTGGAGCGTATGCCCTTTGACAAGGGCATCGCGGGCGAGGCGCAGTCCAACCCGCTGCACCTGTGCACCAAGCCGCTGGCGGTGCGCACGCTGACCATCTAACCGTGGCCAGCTTCGCTGATCTGGCAGACGACATGGACGCCACCCTGCTGGACTCGCTCAAGGATGGGCGCGTCGACTTCCTCACCGCATCCGGTTCGGTGGCGGTTGAGGGGCTCGATGCCATCGTCGAGCAGGACGTTGAGCGCATCAATGATCTGTCTGGTGCGGTTGATCGCGTGGTCACCATCTGCGTGCTGAAAGGCGCGCTGGGCAGCTATGACCGCAAGGGCGCGTTCCGCAGCAATGCGGGCGAGCCGGTCAAGCTGATCGCTGGCAAGACCATGCACCTGGACGGCAT